GGTCGCCGCACGTCACCTGGCAGCGGCTGCCGCGCGCGTCCAGGTCGACCGACCCGTGCAGGCGCATGTCGACGCCCCGGAAGTCGGAGTTGTGCGTGGCCGCGAAGTAGCGCGGCTCGAAGAAGTTGTCGCCGCTGAGCGCGCCGTCGGGCAGCGGGACGTGGAAGAACTTCTTGCCGTCGCCGTACTTGCCGCCGAACTTCTCGCTCATCTTCTCGGCGAACTCTATCTTCTTGCGGGTGGTACCGTCCGGCTGAATGCCGCCCCTTCGGGCAGAAGCGTAGGCCCGGAGCTCGGAGTCCTGAGCATTCTGCGCAGAGCGGTCCAGGCCCTTGGCGGACTGGCAGTAACCGACCATCAGGCGGCCAGCACGGGCGCATTCGCCCCACGTGCCGTGGTCCTGGGTGGGGCATCCGCTGCGGCAGGTCACGCGCTCGCCTCGTCACCCTGGGAGATGTTCTGCTCTTCGTCGGCAGACTTGATCTTCACGTTGTAGATGTAGTTCTCGAGGACCTTGCGCTCGTCCAGGTTCACCAGGTGCGCGTCACCGCCGAACCACCCGTCGTGGTTCGCGGGAGCGTCGTACTGGCGCTCCTTCTTGTCGTACTCGCGCCCGGGGGTGGAGCCGACATCCCTGGCCTTCTGGCCGTTGTTGTAGATGAAGTGGATCTCATCGAAGTCGCCGTCGTCCTGTAGGGCGATCACAGAGTCGCCCTCGGCGTTGGTCATCTTCTTGTGCTTCTGGTCGTAATCGCCGAAGCGGGGAGTTCCGGGGTAGCCGGGCATCACTGACCTCCAAGGCCGACGGGACCGAAGCCCGTGTTTCCCATGGGCACGCTGCCCTGGTAGGGGATTGAACCGGAACCGTTCTTCGGGCCCAGGGGGCCCGCGTTACCCTTGGGGGTGCGCGCCTTCGGGGTCGGAGAGACCTTCGCCGGAGAGGACGTGTTCTTCGGAGCGGCCTTCTTGTTGGCCGACGGAGCGGGCTTCTTGGCAGCGGGCTTCCGCTGGGCCGTATTGGTGGCAGGCCTGGCAGCCTTCTTGGCCGGAGCGGTAGACTTCTTGGCGGGGGCCTGCTTGCCCTTGCCAGCTCCGGACTTCTTCGGGGCGGTAGCCATCAGGCCGTGCTCCTGAAATCTCCCCCGACGCCGGAGGCTAGGATGTTCGTACGGTCACCCGCAGCAAGTGGGGCGTTGTTCGTGAAGACCTGCGTCGCCGCTGCAATCTGGTCCGTGGACAGGTACCGCTGCGCGGAGAAGATTCCGGCGTTGTTGAGCACCGTGTAGTACCGCTGGAGCTTGTACCGCACGAACAGGGGGTCGTCGTTGGCGACGGGTGCTTCCTGGATCACCGGGGGGTTGTACACCTGAACACCGGCGTCCGAAAGACTGGATGACGCTATCATCAAGTCGTCGGCAACGGTGTTCGTGAACGCCGGAGAGTAGTTGACTGGGACCGTGTTCAACTGTCGGAACACGGTCAAAACCTGCCCGCCCAAGGTGGCTGTTACCACCGCCACCCCATCGGTGGCACTCCACGCCCCACCAGAAGCGCTGTAGGCTCCCGTGAGCGTCGAACTCGACGCGCGCTTCTGCGGGCTAAGGGAGACCGTTTTACGGGTGTCGGGGACGCCCTGGAAGCTGTAGTCAAGAACGGCAGGACCGGCGGACACCAGAACACAAACCGCCACCGCGGTCGCCGTGCTCAAATCCTTGTCGCCCACACCTAGGGACGGTGCTGGGCTGAACTTGAAAACGGCCGATGAACCCGAGTCCGAAGAGTTCCACGTATGGTAAAACAGTCGTAGACCGTTAGCCGAAGAAGGCCCGAACAGTCCCCCCGCCTGGAACCATTGATTGGTCCCGTTGTAGCCGGGGGGCTGAACGACAATCTGATTGGAGGTCCCAAGCCAGACGACCACCAGGTCTCCCACACCGGGCGAATCGCCGAAATCCACTATGATAGAGGTGGCTGCGACTGCCGTACTCGCTGCGAAAGAACTAATGGTCGTCATGAGACTTGGATCACTCCTAGATCAGGCCAGGGTGTGAATCGAGGACGAGGTCTCGATCCGGTACAGAGCGGCCTGGCGGTACAGGGTCCAGCCCAGCACGCCGTACCAGCCGATCGGGCGAGCCCGCATCAGCTTGTCGACCACGGGGCCGATGACCACGTGCGGCTCTTCGGCGCAAGCCTCGGCGAGGGCCTGCTGGCCCGCAACCAGGGTGCGGAAGACGCGGCCGGTGCCGCCGGGGCCGTCCAGGGCCGAGAAGGCCCTCGGGGTCTCGACGAAGAACGCGCCACCATAGGAGCCGATCTCGGAGGCCCAGATGGAACCGGGGGCCGAGTAGGCATGCGGAGCGCTCCAGGAAGCGGTGGAGGTGCCGCCCTCCTGCTTGAGGTCGTAGGCGACTTCCGGGTGAACGGCAGCCCAGTACAGGGAGCCCTTGCGCGGAATAGCCTTGTTCGCGCGCAGCTTCGCCGTGCCGGCCAATATGTCGCGGGACTTCAGGACGTCGGTGGCGGCGACAGCGGCGGTGGTACCGCCGTTGATGACCATCGCACCGGCATTCTCGCGGATGACGTTGGTACCGGCGACGAGGGTGTTCAGCACAACCGCGTCGAGCGAGTCCACCATGTTGAACGCGACGATGTTGGCGATCGCGGGGTCCACGTCGGAGAAGCTGAACAGGTTCAGCAGGCGGGTCCGCAGGACGGCATTACAGTACTCCGCGAGCGTGACGCACACGGTAGTCGGGTTGCCGATCGCAACAGCGTCGGGGTCCACGGTCTCAGTGAGCGTCGAAGTGGCGGTAGCCAGATCGTTGTACAGCTCGAAGGTGACCGAGGAACCAGGCATGGCCTGCTGCGCGGGCTTCTTGTCCGCGACTTCGCGGTGAAGGGGCTGCGCACGCAGGGAGAACTCGACGAGACGGTCATACGCGGGCTGAACCAGGTTCGCGAACTGCGCGGTCCCGGTAAAGGCGTTAGCCATGTCTTGTCTTTCGTTAGGACATCAGATGGGTCGGATTAACCCATCGGGGGCGAGTACTCCTTCAGAAGCTTGATGACTTCGTCGGGGTTCTCGCAGGAGTCAAGCTTTGACTGGAAGTCCATCTCGGTGTACGACTCGGCAGCCTGAAGCTGCTTGAGGACGTTGAAACCGTTCTGGACGTTGGTGGGGATCTCCGAAGCGACGACCTCAGGGCCAGGCTTAGCCTTGAAGCCGAAAACGGAGCGGTTCTCTTCGATCCACTCCTCTACGGAATCCTCCGTGGTGGGCCGATCCTTGGGGTAGAACTTCGCCACCCCGGAGTTGAGGCCCCGAGCAGAGAGAGCGTCCCGAACACTGGTCCCGTGCTTTGCGGATTCAAGGGACTCAAGGCGCTTCAGGAGTTCCTGGTTGGCCTTCTTCTGTTCCTTGTATGCCTTCCGCAGCCCAGCGGGGCTGGCGTCGTTGTCGAACTCTTCGAACTCGCTGTCAGACATAGCTGACCTTTCTCGCGGTTTCAAGGGCCGCATGGACACGCGGAGGTCCATGGCTCCCATCTGATGTCCGGACTGAAGTACACGTCAACGATGCCGGATGAATCGTGACGGTGTAGCAGCGATGGGATTCGAACCCATGACCTTCAGCTTATGAGGCTGACGAGCTGCCGAGCTGCTCTACGCTGCGTTGACCCCCGCGTGCGGGGGCTTATGAAGTTGTAAGTCATCTGCGCCATCTGTTGACATCTGTCAACAGTACGTGCATTCCTGCTAGAATCCCGTACCGGCCGTTTGATTGGCGAAGGACTTCTGGCCGGTACCACCCTGGCCGGAGAACGTCGCCTCTTCGGCCTGTGACAGGCTCTCCCGTGCCAGCTGGGCACCGCCGTTGTTCGTCAGGAACTCCTGCTCGCCAGAGGTCTGGTTGTAGCCCTTCTGACCCTTGTAGATCTGAGACAGCTTGCCCGCCTCGGGCAGGATGTCTGCGATCTTCTGGTAGGCGGCCGCCGCCTGGTCATGCGTGACTCCGCGCTGGGCCACATCGATTGCAGTGTTGTTGGTGACCTGGAGGCCGGACTGCATGCCCGCCTCCTTGATCTGGGCGGCAGCCATCTTCTGCTGGAGCTGGGGCATCGGATTCCGGTCGTTCAGGAAGTACGACACCAGGTCGCCGTGGGCGATACCCATCTGCCCCAGGGCCGTCACTAGCTGCGTCGGGGCGTTCAGGGTCGCCTGCGTGGCCAGGTTGACCCTGTCCTGGATCTCGGTGGGCGCGATATCCCTGGAGATCCACTCCGCATAGTGCTTCTGGTCCATCCACGCGGGATCCAATCCCGCAGTCTGGAGAATCTGCTTGTAGCTGGCCTCGGTGGACAGGTACTCCGCCGGAGTGAGGACCTCAAGCCCGTTCTTGATGCGCGCCTGGTTACCGGCGAAACGCTTCGTGTACTCGGGAGTCTCCTGAAGCAGCGTGGTGATCGTGTCCGACCCGAACCCCTGCTGGAGGAAGTCCAGGATCTTCGGGGCTAGCGTCTGGAGGCCGTAGCCCTTGAACAGCGTCGAGAGGGCGGCGTAGGCGTCCCTCTGGGACCCGGGCACGCCCTGGAGCTTGTTGAGCAGCTGCTGGTACGGAGTCAGCGGAGCTGGCTTCTTGGCCGGGGGCTTGGGCTTCGCTTTGGCCGGGTGTCCAGCTGCCGCGCTCACGTTCACGCTCTGGCCGATGGAGATCCTGTTCGGGTTCTTGATTCCCGGGTTCAGGTGCTCCAACTGCTTCAGGGACATGTGGTGCCTGGCGGCGATGGCGGAGAGGGTGTCGCCGTGGACGACCTTGTAGCTAGCCACCTAGGCTCCTAGTAAGCGAATCCGAAGTCCTGGAGGACCTTGTGTGCAGTGGACATGGCCGAATCCTGAGCGTTGGAGGTCTGCCTCCACGCGGGATTCTGGCGGGTCTGGATCTCGAAGTCGGTCAGCGACAGCGGAGTCGGCTTGCC